ATTATCGCCAACCTTGACCACTCTATTAAGTAGGTTTGTATTAATAGAATTATCTGCTTTACCAAACAAGGTTCTTAGATCATCATAGATGGCAGAAGCCTGTTGAGTTGATGTGTAATTAGTATCTACATACCGATCAAACTTAGGCTTTAAAGATGCAAACTGTGGCTTATCAATATGTTCTGACATAGCCTTTACGAAAGCGCCACGATTATTACCGTGAACTTTAAGTAACTTCATACCCTCTGAAGCAAACTCATCTTGAGCCTTGGTCATAATTTGAAATGCCCAAGCTAACTTGCCCTCTTGATCTAATGGGCTAAACTCACCAAAGGATCCAAATTGACGAGCATAATCTTCACCATCAATAGTAAAGTCAACTATCTTACCGTGTTTACGACTGATACGTTTTGCTCTAGAAACAATATCGCTACCAGCATTTAGGTTATATGCACCCTCGCTTGCAGAGCGAAGTAGGTTTTCATAATCACCATACATAGTGAACTCATAGGTATAGCGATCAAACTCTTTACCAAACTTACCAATTTGGGCATCATTAAATTTATCTCTTAATAATACCTCTGCTAATACTTTACGCTTGGCTTCTAACTTTTCAGCTTTTGTAGTATAAAAGTCAGCAAATACTATCTCTTGACCATCTTTGCCAATATCTTTTTTAACGCCTTTATCAATATCATTAAGTTTAGATACGATCTGATTCTTATCTTTTGCTTTTGTATAACGATTTACTAAGCCTAGATTTAAATCTTTAGTAGCAGTACGAACATCTGTAGCCAGTCTGCGACCCTTTACTATCTGTACACCTGATCTAATTAAACCCTTACCATTAGCAAGATAGAATAAATAATCCTCAATAGCGTTACGAACTGGGAACCTAGGACCTGCTAAAGTACCAGTAACGAATGTGCTAATAGCATCATCGGCTGCTTTTGTATACTGTAATCCCCAAGCATTAGATATAAATCCATCTCTTGCCGCAAAGCGATCTAATTGCTGTGGTGTGATAAATGCTTGACGTTCATTAATTTGATATGGATATAAAGCAGAGTCTGAACCATTTACAACTGATGGGAAGAAGCCCTGTGGATTAGCATCATCAAATGCTCTATTGGTATAAACAGCATCTCTACCTACAGTGCCGACAGTTTCTAGTAGTTTACGACCACCTTGAGTTCCTTTAAGACCTCGCAACTCACCAACTACAGATTGTAGTCCATTAAACATTTGACGGCGTTGACCAAGATTAGATTGTTGATAGATATCACCTAATATTCTAGATGAGTATTTACCATATACAAGACGAGCATAACGCTCAAAAGCAATATGTGCTCTAGGAGATGCGTGATTACCTAATTCATCCATATCTGGAATTAAATTAAACTTACGAGAAAAATTATCTATACGCTTGTTAATTGCATATACTGAAAACTTATTAATTCGTTTGGCTTCTTCTGCCTTAATTCTTGCAGCAGTTCTTGCTGCAGCCTCTTTTACTGTTTCATCACCACGACCAATAAGAGACTGTAGTGCTGCTTCTTGGGTAGTAATACCACGAGCATCAGCTTCATCAAATACTATATTGCGTAAGAAATCTGTAGAGTCATCATTAAGACTAAATACTCTTGCACCTTTAGTATATAGATCCACACGCTTTTTACGGAAAGCACTTAACCTAGGCATAACCTTAATTTGTAATCCTGCTTGACCGTAGAATAATGGTTCAATACGTTCAACATTTGATAGAAAATTCTTGGCAGTATTTACATCTAATATGCCATCCATATCATCTTTAGCAAACTTAATAAGTGCATCATCTACACCATTAACACCAAGGGCTGGATTAAGTCTACGTAGGCGAGTAGTCGCCTCGCCAACTTTAACTGCTTCTCCTGAGGTGCGAGCCTTTACTAGATCATCTAGACCCTTTGTATACTCTGTCCAGAATCTATTAACGCTGTCATATTGGAAGGCATTATCAACTTTTGCTGAAGATCCAATAGTTTTAGTTAATGCAAACTTGCCAGCATTATATGCTTTTGCTACTTTACCTAAAACAATAGTAGGGTCTAGGAATATACGGAAAGCGGCATCACCGGTACCTGAGATCCAAGTATAAAGACCGCTCTTACCTTCTAGATCTTTTGGTAAGAAAAAATTAGCTACATCTCTACCAAATGAATACTTAGCAGCATTAACTTTTGCTACTGCTTCATCAAGTAAAGGATCTCCACCAGGCTTTGAAGCCTCGGCAGCAATACGCTTTTGTTCAGGATTCTGAGCATTAGCAATAATTTGATCTAATGGAATACCTGCTGAAATCTGTTGTGCTACATAAACTCTATTTTGACCATAAGTAGCAACTGCTTTTGATATACGACTTTCATCATATACCTGCTCACCATTAGCACCAGATCTACGAAATGCTGAGGCTAAATCTGTTTGCTCACCTATTGCAATACGACCTGTGCGATATGCTCTAGTAACCTGATCAGATGCCCAGCTAGCTGCTTTTAAAACTTCTTTTACTGGTTCAACAATTGGCTTAACTAACCAAGAGGCTGCCTTCATTACAACACCTTGGCCTGGCTTAGTTTCATCAGCACCAAAGAACTCAGCCATACTCTTTTGTTGCCCTGGAGTTAACTGATTGTATTCAATAGCAGCAATAGCATCTGGTAGGTTAGTCAAAGAACTATGCTTTGAGTACATATCAGCAAAGGAATTAATTTGTTCTTTTTGCGCTGGGTTCAAACCAGCACGCTCTACTGCTTGATAAAGATTACCTTTATTTACATTCTGAGCCATTAAAGTCCTCTAGATAAAGCCTGCTCGTATAGGGCAGCAATTTCTCCATTAGTATCGTACGGAAGCATTTGAGCTAATGTTTGTGATAAAGATTGCTGTTGTTGCATTTGGTTCATCATTAATACTTCATCGCCACCACCATCACCAGGTTTTACACCTGTAGTAATAGGTTCTTCTGGGCGTTGTGATGGTGCAAATAATGGAGTTACTGGAGGAAGCGCAGTTCTTGGCCTACCGCCTCTATCATCTGCTTCACCGGCTGTCGTTGACAATGGCATTTGTGATTTAATTGCTGCTGTTTCTACACCTTCACCGTAATATGCTGAAGGTAAATCTGTTCTCTTGGAGAATTTACCAGGGCCTGATGCTCCTGCTAATGGGCCTCTTGCCATTATTCCTCCTTTAAAGTTTCTAAATCTTGTGCGAAGTCTTGCCAGACCTTCGTCTCATAAGTTTTTTGGTTTGAATGATAGATAGCTAATTGGTGCAGATCATCTGCAAGTGCTTCTATCACTGATGTTAAGTTTAAAAAGAATCCTGATACTATTACTAAATAATCAGACAAGCGCACTGGGCGATTAAGATTATTATCTTGGTTCACCCAGTGCTCCTATCACTAAATAATTTAACCCTTTTTTGCTGATGGGCCTTTACGACCTGCTGGTGTGTATCCGAAGAATACTTTTCCAGTTGTTGGTGCTGGTGCGTTCTTTGGCTCTACAGGCTTTGCTTCAACTGCCTTAGCTCTTGATCCTTTGTTCATTTATTCACCTCCCTTATTATGCTGCGCCGCCGATAGAGGCGAGTAATTGTGCGATATCTGGTTGAGGTTGACCAGCAGCAGGGGCCTCTCCGCTTTGTTGTTCTGGAGTTGGCTGCGAGGCAGGAACGGGGGCCGCTCCTGCTACTGGAACTTGTTGTTCAGGCATCATTGGTGCAGGAGCCACTGGCTCCGGTGCAAATGCCTTAGCAATAATCGTTTCTAGTTGTAATCCTTTTTGTCTACCCGCAATGACATCAGCGATCCTAGTAATAACTTGAGATGGGTCTTGACCCTGCGAGGCAAGCATTGGTATAGCTTGAGCATACTGGGCAACAGCAACACGAAGAGAATCACGCATTTCTTCAATGTCCACCCTTTGTTCTTCTTGTGTGACATTTAACTCCATAGGGATTTCTCGGCGAACATAATCTCTTGAGACTAACTTATCGCTACGCATTTGTAGTAATGCAATGATGGCTCGGTTAGGATCCATACCAGACATAATGCCGTAACGTACATCTACACCATACTCGCCTTTAATATCACGAGATGGAACATACTTGAGTGTATAAGGTGTACCGTCATCGGTTCCCTTAATTTGCTTAGTTACATTACCAAAGATCTTCTCATCTACTTCAAAGCATAGAGATACCATCTCAGTAAACAAACGAGCAAACTGTGCTTGCGCTGCTTTAACCTGTGTATCAAATCCAGCCTGTAGTGCTTGCACACCACGACCAGTTACAACAGAGGCATCAATATTACCTGAGCGAGTTTCTGGATAACGAGCACCCATACGAAGTTCACGCTCTAATACACCAGACTCTGTAAAGACTCCTGCTGGTAGTTCTAGTGGAACTCTACGAATACCTTGTGGATTAGCAGAACGCATAATCGCATCTGGTCCCAAAGCAAGTTCTTGTACATCTTGTGGAATAGCA